CTACTAAATCGTACTAGAGAAGAAATAGCTAGAGATTACGTAACCAATAGCGAAGTGCAACGTATTACCGACCATATTGACCAGCGCTTTAATAAGCTGGAAGAGAAAATCGATAGATTAATTAGCGGATCGCATAATGCCTAAGAAACAAGACTCTAGACAAGGTACTTTAGATCTGGGCGAGGATGAAAGCCAGCTAAGAAAGTATATTGATGAGGGTAATAGAATACGCAATGAAGGTAGGGCTAAGCCAGAAGCAAGCGATAGACCTATTTATAATGCTACAGATGAGCCTAAAGCTTTAGATGTAATTGAGGGCAAAGTAAATAAACCCATTAAAACCACATCTCAAGCTTCAATGCTTTCCCCTAAGGGCAATATTACTCGTGCAGGTTCAGGTGGTAGCGGAAGTGGTGGCGGGGCTGATATGGAAATGATGCACGGTATGATGACACCAAACCCAAAACCAACTTATAAAAAAGGCGGTAAAGTTTCCTCAGCTTCTAAACGTGCGGATGGCTGCATTACTAAGGGACATACAAAAGGAAAGTATTTATAATGCCTAGTACAAGTAAGAAACAAGCCCACCTGATGGCTGCAGTTGCACATAATCCTGCATTTGCTAAGAAGGTAGGAATCCCACAATCCGTGGGAAAAGAGTTTAACAAAGCCGACAAAGGCAAGACTTTTAAAAAAGGTGGCGAAATGAAAAAGAAAATGGCAAAAGGTGGCGAGACAACGGGTCCAAAAACTATGTCTAAAGATGTAGAAAAAGGTTCTAATAAGCTGCTTAAATTTGGCGAATCTGCTGTGCAAAAACGTGGTCATACCAAAGGTAAAAACTTGGGTGATTCCGGCAAAACTATTGGTATTGAAGGCGGCATGAAAAAAGGCGGTAAGGTTAAGAAATACGCTATGGGCGGAACTATCTATGGCGAGCCAATGTCTAAAGTAAAAACTAATACCAAAGCTTCATATGGTGATGGTATTGCTGAGCGTGGTAAAACTCGTGCAATGATGCCAAAAATGTCTGGTACAACTACTGGCATGAAAAAAGGCGGAATGACCAAAAGAAAGTACTGCTAATCATGGCGTTCACTAAAGAAGAACTTAAAAAGATTCGGGAAAAAGAAGCCAAGAATAAAAAGGCTGCTGAAGCTCGGTCTGCTGCTCATGACGCAGAAGTTATGGATAGCATGCGTAGTTCTATGGGCGCACCAACTGCTGCGGAAGCGGCTATGCCTGCTGAACCTCCAGCTCCAGTAGACCAAATGGGTAGCGTAACTGCGCCGACTGGCATGAAAAAAGGTGGCAAAGTTAAAAAAATGGCCCAAGGTGGTTCAGCTTCAAACCGTGCTGACGGTATTGCTCAGCGTGGTAAAACCCGTGGTAAATATTGTTAAGGAGAAGTAAATGAAAAACGATCACCCAGCATTAGAGACAGGTATTGCAACCCCAGAGCATAAACACATGGTTGACCATGTTGGTATGCACGAAGCTAATGGTCACGTACATCATCACGAGCACTATGGCGTGCATAAAGCTGACCATATGAAACACCACGAGCACGTTAAAAAGATGTGTGGCGGTGGCATGGGTTATGGTAAGAAAGCTAAGTAATGCGTGCAAGTCGTGGGATGGGCGATATTAACCCGTCTAAAATGCCTGGTAAAAAGGTTATCAAACGTAAAGATAACCCGCAGGATGTTAGCGTGTATAAAGAAGGTGGCCATGTTAACGCCGCTGGAAACTACACTAAACCTAGCCTACGCAAACGCATAGTTGCTCAAGTAAAAGCTGCTGCTACTCAAGGCACTAAAGCTGGTCAGTGGTCTGCTCGTAAAGCTCAATTAGTAGCTAAGAAATACAAAGCTGCTGGTGGGGGTTATAAATGAGTAGCCTTGCAAAGCCTCAGCAGTCGTTAAAAGCTTGGGGTGAGCAAAAGTGGAGAACTAAATCTGGTAAGCCTTCTAGCAAAACTGGAGAGCGTTATTTACCAGAGAAAGCAATTAAAGCTTTAAGCCCGCAAGAATATGCATCAACTACTAAAGCCAAGCGTGAAGGCAAAGCAAAAGGTAAGCAGTTTGTAGCACAGCCAAAAGGCGTTAAACAAAAGACTAAAGCTTATAGGAAGATATAATCATGGCACTTAAACCTGTAGACAAAAGTGAAAACCCAGGGCTAGCTAAATTGCCTGAGGATGTGCGTAATAACATGGGCTATATGAAAAAAGGTGGATCTACTAAGTGGATTCAAAAGGCTATTAAAAAACCTGGGGCGTTGAAAAAAGAATTAGGTGTTGCAAAAGATAAAAAGATACCCGCTAAAAAGCTTGCTGCCGCTGCTAAAAAACCAGGCAAATTAGGGCAAAGAGCTAGACTAGCTGAAACCCTTAAGGGCATGAAGAAAAAATAATGGCATATACCAGTGGTACATCGTCGTTTAACCTAGACCTCACTGAGCTTGTAGAAGAAGCCTTTGAGCGTTGTGGCTCGCAGTTACGTACTGGATATGACCTTAGGACTGCAAAGCGGTCTATAAACCTTTTAACTATTGAGTGGGCTAACCGTGGCATTAACCTTTGGACGGTTGAAGAAGTATCTATCCCAATGGTATACGGCCAAGCTATATACCCAGTTGACCCAAGCACTATCGATATTTTGGATTTAGTTACTAGAACTAATAATGCCAGCGCATCTAACCAACAAGATATTAACTTAAACCGTATTTCTGAATCCACGTATTCAACCATACCAAATAAACTAACTTATGGACGCCCTATCCAAACTTGGTATAACCGCCAAACAGGCAATGAAAACATTTATTCTGGAGTTAGTCTGGCTGCTTCTATTGTTGCCTCTGATACTACTATTACTCTTAATACTACTGCTAATATGCGGTCTTGCGGATACATCCAAATTGATAATGAAATTATTGGATACGTTAATATTTCGGGTAACCAGCTTTTAAATTGCTACCGTGGGCAATACAATACAACTGCAGTATCACATAGCGCTGGCGCACAAATTTACAATCAGCAGCTACCATTTCTAGCTGTTTGGCCAACTCCAGATAGTTCTACCCCATATACATTAGTTTACTGGCGGATGCGTAGGGTTCAAGATTCTGGTACGGGTGTATATATTCAAGATATGCCGTTCCGTTGGATTACCTGTATGGTTGCCGGTCTAGCGTACCATTTATCTATGAAGATTATGGGTGTAGACCCGATGCGTATTGCAGCTTTAAAAGCCGACTATATGGAGCAGTTTGAGCAAGCAGCGCAAGAAGATAGAGAGGCAGTAGCTATTAGATTTGTACCACGCAACTTGTTTTACTCGAGGTAATAATGCCGACTAAATATGCTTCAGCTAAACATACTATTGCGGAGTGTGATATTTGTGGGCAGCGATATAAACTAACTGAGCTTAAAAAAGTAACGATTAAGACTAAGTTAACTAATATTAAAGCTTGCCCCGAGTGTTGGGATCCAGACCATCCGCAGTTAAGGCTGGGTATGTATCCGGTAAATGACCCACAAGCAGTACGGGAACCAAGACCAGATATAAGTTATTATGCTTCTGGGCCGAGCGGATTGCAAATTCAAAAGGGTACTGATAATACTCAAAGCGAAGATGGCTATCCAGAAGGTGGTAGTAGAGTAATACAATGGGGATGGTACCCTGTCGGTGGGTCTAGCGGGTTTGAAAGAAAGCTTACCCCTAACTATTTGGTGGGTAATGGTAATATTAATTCAGTAACAATAACAGTAACTTAGGAGTTAAAAATGGCAATGCAAAGACAAAAGGGGACTAAGACTGGTGAACCTTTTGAACCTAAAAACATAGAAGATAATATGAAAAAAGGCGGAAAAGTTATGGAAAAAGAATCCAAAAAAGCAGATATGAAAATGGACAAAATGGTCGCTGATAAAGAGATCAAGAAAGCCATGAAAGAACACGATGCTCAAGAGCATCCCGGTAAGCACACCAAGCTTAAGCTTAAAAAAGGTGGTTTAGATAAGGTTAAAAAGATGGCTAAAGGCGGTGTAACCCAGTCTAACCTACGTAGCATGGGGCGCAATATGGCTCGTGTTGCTAACCAGAAGTCTTCTTCAAGAGGTCGTTAATATGGCTAAGTTTTCTAAAAAAGTAATGGGTAAAGAAGTAGGCTCTGCTGAAACTTATGCCAAGCCACATGATTCAAAAGGTAATACAATTAGTGGTTCTGAAGCTATGATTAACGGCGAATACGGTAGAACTAAATCTGCTAAAGATGCTTCTATTAGTGACCCATTAACTAATGGTGTTGCATATGGGGTTGGTAGAGTTAAAACTGAAGGTATTGAAACCCGTGGTAATGGCGCAGCAACTAAAGGTCGTAAAGCTAGAGGACCAATGGCGTAATGAACTACGAAACCCTGTTTAACAATATACAGACATACGCTCAGACGACAGAACCAACGTTTGTAGCTAATATTCCGTTCTTTGTTGAGCAGGCTGAAACACGCATATATAACTCAGCTCAAATACCATCTTTACGCAAAAATGTAACCGGTAATATGACAGCAGGAAACCAGTATTTGACTTTGCCGTTTGACTGGCTTGCTACTTATTCTGTTGCCGCTATTGATGCTAATGGAAACTATACTTATTTATTAAATAAAGATGTCAACTTCATACGAGAAGCATACCCAAACAACGGCTCAACTAGTTGGAGCTTTCCTAAGTATTATGCTATTTTTGGCAGTTCTACTAACAACGTTAATGAATTAACAGCAATTCTTGGCCCTACCCCTGATTCATCGTATAATGTTGAGCTACATTATTTTTACTATCCAGTATCTATTGTGCAGGGAGTTGTTGCTACATTGAATACCACATTTAACGGTGGTTCTGCTTATGTTCCTGGTTTATACCAAAACGTAGCGTTAACTGGCGGTTCTGGATCAGGTGCTACAGCAGATATTTTAGTTAGTTCTAGCGGCACTATAACTGGAGTTACGTTGCAAAATGGCGGAAGCTTCTACCAAGTTGGTGACACTTTATCGGTGCTATCTTCATCTGTAGGGGGAACTGGCTCGAATTTTTCTATTACAGTTCTTACAGTTAATAAC